TTTGACACCTTTGAGTTTGTTGCTCTGTTCAAGCGGGTAAAGCTTTCAGAGATTGAGCAGATGGGTGATGACTCTGGATTGCCGTTGCTCAAAAAAGTTCTTGTCGGATGGGAAGGCATCGAGGATGAGGATGGCAATGCTGTTCCGTTCTCCTCTAAAGAACTTGAACTGTTTGCTGATGACGTGGATTGGCTGAAGGCCGTGCTGTCGGCTTACACCAACACATATGCAGAGGGTGAGGCGGGAAACTAAGGGAGGCTGCTGTTCACTGGGCCTCTGGCGGCAAGATCGTTGAGGACAAAACCCAAGATGATGCAGCAGCTTTTGGCATAAAACTGCCAGAGCCCAAGCAGCAAGAGTCGGAAGACTTTGAGGTTTGGGACGAGAACTGGGAAGCAGTGATGATGTTCCTGCGCATGCAGACGCAATGGCAGGTATCGATGAGTGGATATGTAGGGCTGAAATACGAGGTATTGCTGGGTTCCGGAGGCTTGTGTGACCTCTACAATGTGGAAGATCGCCGCGACGTGCTCGAACGCCTTCAGATCATGGAGGCATCGGCCCTTACCGAACTGAGGAAACGCTCTGATGGCAAAGCCAATTGAAACGCTTTCCATCCAGCTGAAGTTCAAGGACGCTGGCAGTCAAGCGGTAATTGAAAAGGTCAAGGGAAGCCTCAAGCAACTTCAGCTTGGAGCTTCTGGTACAACGCCGAAAATAAAAGGACTGCGTGATGAAATACTTGCACAAGGAAGAGCAAGCATAAATAGCGTTTCAAATATCAGTGCTCAGCGCAATGCTCTTTCAGCTTTGCGAGATGAGGCTCGGATTGGTGGCAAGAATTTCAAGCAATTAACCGAGGACATCAAAAAGCTTGATGCGCAGCTGGGCAAGACTTCCAAAAAGTCTCGCAATGTCGGTGCTCGTCAAGCAACTCAAATAGCCGGAGCTGTTGTCTCAGGCGGCATTTTTGGTGGTCCTGAAGGTGCTATTGGTGCTCTTGGTGGCGCTGCGATTGGCGGTGTTGAAGGTGCATTTGCTGGTGCTGCGATTGGCGCTCAGCTCAAAGGGCTTAGAGATTTAACGGCCAGTGCGGCTAACTATGCAGCTGATATTGAAAAACTGCAAATTGCACTGAGAGGTGTTGCGGGATCACAGGCTGACTACAACTCGGCCATTCAGGCAGCGCAAGACGCTACCGACAGATTCAACGTTCCCCAAAGAGACGCAATTAGAGGTGTAACAAGACTCACTGCTGCCGTGAAAGGTGCTGGCGGACCGATCGAGGATGCCGAGACAACGTTTAAAAACGTCACTGCTGCGATTAAAGCTACAGGTGGCAGCACTGAGGATGTAAGAGGCGCAATCACTGCAATGGTGCAGGTCTTCAGTAAAGGCAAGGTAAGTGCTGAGGAACTTTCTGGTCAGCTTGGTGAACGGCTTCCAGGTGCGGTCACCAAGTTTGCGGAAGCCAATGACATGACCCTGCCTGAGCTTCAGAAGAACTTGAAGGCAGGCACAGTTGGCCTCAATGAATTGATGAATTTCATCCGTGATTTGGGAGATACTTATGGTGAAACGGCAGAGAAGATTGCCGGCTCAAATGCAGAGGCTGGAGCAAGGCTGACTGTTGTCATTGAAAATATGCAGGCAGATATAGGAAAAGCTCTCGTTCCAATTGGAGCACAATTCCAGGCAGCTTTTGCTGATTTTATTACCAATATAACTCCGACACTGGTTGATATCGTTCCAAAGATTGCAAGAGGCTTTCTGACACTTGCTAGAAACTTAGACACTTTGCTTGTAGCCGCTACGGCTGCTTTTGCTGTTTTTGCGCCAGTTAAGCTTGCCGCAATAATTGCAAATATTGGAGGCATATCAGCTGCTGTTGAAATATTAAAGGGCAAGCTTGTAGCGGCTGGCCTAGCAAATCCATTTACAGCTTTAGCGTTGGGAGCCGGAGCCCTTGCTGGAGTTATTTTTACCGCGTCTAAGGAGCAAAAAAGATTCAACGATCTGCTTAAAGAGGGCAGTGTTATTCAGGTAAATGAGGAGTTGAGGAAGCTAGAAAAACAACGAGACGAGGCCCTCGGAAAACTTGTTGCCGCGAAGAAAAAAGCTGGCGATAGTGATGATTTTGAGCTGATAAGCGGATTTGAGGCAGAGCAGCTTGCATTCGACAGGCTTGACCGTCAAGTGGAAACTCTTAGGAGAAAAAGCGCTCAAATCACTGACACCGACCCTACGCAAGGGGCTGCGCTGGAATCTTATAATTTCACGCGTTTTGACTACGGTCAGATCAAGCCAGACGGATCTGGCGCTGTAGATACTATCAAGGACATCACAGAAGCTGAGGCCGCTGCGCAAATCAAGTCAATTCAAAATCGCACTCGCGGCATTGAACTTACTAAAGAGGCTATTGCAAAGGAAGCACAGCTTGCTAGGGTCGCAGCCAAGAAGCTTCCGCCTAACAAGCAATCTGTCCAGCTTGCAAGGATTGCTCAAAAAGAAGCCAATCAGCTGAACAGGCTTCAGCAAGAGGAGCTTAGGACTGCGAACAATCTCTCCAAGGCAAAGATTGAATTAAACGAGCTACTGACTAAGGCCAAAGGCGAGCAAGGCATCCTCAACGACAAGCAGCTGCAGCAAGAGCTGAATCAAATTAAAGTCAACGAGTTGATGTTGAAGTTCAACATCTTGGTCGAAAAGGGTGTAATTAACGCAGAAGATTTACGCAAAAAACTTGAAGAAGCTGTTGCTGCAATGAACAAGGCTGAAAGTCCTATGGAGACTTTCAAGCAAGGGCTCAAAGAAATTTTCGAGGAAGCCTTGAATATCAACCAAGCACTTGCTGAGCGTGGGGTCCAGGCCGTTCAAGAGTTTGGCGATGCTTTTGCTGACTTTGTCGCCACCGGCAAGGCTAATTTCAGTGACTTTGCTAATTCAATCATCAAGGACCTTGCTCGCATCTTTGCCAAGCGGGCACTGTTCCAAGGCTTGAGTTTGATTCCAGGTGTCGGTAGCTTCCTGGGGCTTAGTGCAAAAGGTTCTGTGATTGGAGGTGTAGGCGGTCCGCCAACAACCATGCCCGACTCAGTCAGTCTTATGGCTGCCAATGGCATGGCTTTCGCTAGAAACAAAATCGTCCCTTACGCCAAGGGAGGCATCGTTGGCAGGCCTACGTTCTTCCAGTACGCCAGAGGTGGCTACGGGAATTTTGGTCTCATGGGCGAGGCCGGCCCTGAAGCGATCATGCCGCTGCGTCGTGGAGCTAATGGCAAGCTTGGTGTCGAGGCTTCTGGTGGAGCAATGGGCAACATCACAGTCAACGTTGACGCCGCTGGATCTTCTGTTGAGGGCGACACAGGCCAAGCCAGTCAGCTGGGCAAAGCTATTGGTGTTGCAGTACAACAAGAGCTGATCAAACAGAAGCGTCCTGGAGGCTTACTTGCAAGCTAATGGCCACTTTCCCTTCTATTGATCCGTCGTACGGAGCGCAAAAGCGTAGCGAGCCTGTTGTCAGGACTGTTCAATTCGGCGATGGCTACCAGGCCAGGTTGACGATGGGCCTTAATCAAAACCCTAAGGAATGGTCACTGGAGTGGAGGAACATTACAGAGTCACAGGCAGACACCATTGAGACCTTCCTCAATGCAAGAGCTGATGACAATGCAGCGTTTGACTGGTCTCCACCAGATGACAGCCAAACGTATAAATGGATTTGCCCTTCTTGGAGCAAGACGCTGCCATATTCAAACCTTGCCAATATTCAGGCAACGTTCCGCGAAGTCTTTGAACCGTAATGGCAGTAGCAGCTTGGACCGCTAGCACCGCGTTTTCTGTTGGTGACGTTCGTCGTCCAACAGTTTCGCAGGGTACCGGCCTTAACTTCCGTTGCACAACTGCTGGCACATCAGCAGCGACAGAACCTGGGGTTAATTCAGGCAACAGTGTTCCGGTTTGGCCCAACGTCGTTGGAGACACTGTTACTGATGGAACGTGTGTTTGGACTGCGATCAGCAGTGTTTACGACGAGCTGCTGAAGCTTGCGCCTAGTGCGGTTATTGAGTTGTTTGAACTGCGTCTGAACAGCAGTTTGCACGGAAGTTCTGACGTGTATCGGTTTCATGCTGGCATGAGTCGAAACGACCGTAATCAAAACATCAACGTTGTTTTTAACGGCAATTCTTATACGCGGCTGCCGATCAAGGCAGAAGGGTTTGAGTACACCAGCACCGGCACACTGCCTCGTCCAACACTGACGGTCAGCAATCTTGATAGCACCCTGACCGTGCTGCTCGCGTTGGTCAACGCGACAACAGCAGGCAATGACCTTGGTGGAGCGGAGGTTCGGCGCATCCGTACGCTCAAGAAATACCTTGACGACATCAACTTTCGCTTTGAGAACGTTGCGATTGCGCAAGATGGCGACACGTTGACTACGCAGGATGGTGACACCTTCAATTTTGAGACTGTTGGCAACCCAAGTGGCGTGCCTGATCCAAACGCACAGTTTCCTCAGGAACGTTGGTTTATCGACCGTAAAGCCAGCGAGTCACGCGACACAGTGACATTTGAGCTGGCCAGCAAGTTTGACTTGGCCGGTCAAAAACTGCCTAAACGTCAGGTTATTGCCAACGTTTGCCAGTGGATTTACAAGTCACCGGAGTGTGGTTACAACCCTTCTACCGGGCCTGGCAAGTCGATTGCCGGTGTTAATTACACTCGATTTGATGTCAATAACAATGGCGTGACGACCGATGCTCAAGACGTATGCAGCAAGCGAATTGCTAGTTGCAAGTGCCGTTTCGGTGATAATGCTGAGCTGCCGTTTGGGTCGTTCCCTGGAGCGGGTCTGACAAGGTGATGCGTTTATCGCCAGTCATAAAGGCTGAGATTCTTGAGCACGCTAAGGCTGAAGCACCTCATGAGTGTTGTGGCTTGGTTGCTGTTGTCAAAGGACGGCGTAAGTACTTTCCGTGCAAAAACATTGCTCAAACACCTGATGAGCACTTCGTTCTAAGCGGCTGGAACGAAGTAGAGGACCAAGGCGAGGTGATTGCAATTGTTCACAGCCACCCGATCATGAATCCTGAGCCATCTACAGCTGATCGCGTTGCGTGCGAAAAGTCAGAACTGCCTTGGTTTATCGTCAATCCAAGCACTGAGGAATGGGGCTACTGCGAGCCAGCTGGTTTCGAGCTGCCGTATGTGGGACGTGAATTTGTTCACGGCGTTGTGGACTGCTACACGCTTGTGCGTGACTGGTACGCAAGGGAATACGGCATTGAATTGCGTGACTATGACCGGCGCGATCAGTGGTGGGATCACGGTCAAAACCTGTATTTGGACAACTTCAGCAAGGAGGGCTTTCATAAAATCCCAGTGGGGGAGGTGCAGCGCGGTGACTTGATTTTGATGAATCTTGTTTCACCCGTACCAAATCATGCGGCGATTTATATGGGGGATCAGCAAGTGCTGCATCATGTGCAGGGCAGGCTGTCTAGCAGAGACCTTTATGGCGGTTACTATGGGAAGAGCACTGCCTGCGCCTTGAGGCATGAAAGTCGTTAAGGTCTACGGCGCTTTGCGTAAACGGCTTGGTCAATGCCGGTTTGAGTTTGACGTAGCGACACCAGCGCAGGCGATCAAGGCATTGTGCGTCAATTTTCCTGGACTGGAAAAGTGGTTGATTGATAGTGAGAAAGATGGTGTTGGCTATCGAGTGGCAATCAGCAAGGAAAAGGCGACTCAGGAAGATATGACACCTTTGGTGATGCCTTTTAGTGATCGGGAGGTTTTTAGCATCACTCCTGTAATCGCAGGTGCTGGTCGTGGGCTTGGTCAAATATTGGTTGGCGCTGCTTTGATTGCTGTTGCCATTGCAAACCCTGCCGCTGGGGTCGGTCTTGTGAAAGGTGCAGGTGTTGGTTTTAGTGCTGCAGCTGGTGGTGGATTTGCAGCTTTTGCAGGCAACCTTGGTATCGCTTTGGTGCTGGGGGGAATTGCTCAAGCCATTTCACCTCAGCCTGAACCTGGATTAGAGCGTGGACGAGAAGCCGCCAAGCTGGAATCTTTTGTTTTCAATAATGTTGTCAACACAGCCAAGCAGGGGTTACCTGTGCCAATAGCCTATGGACGAGTGTTCGTTGGATCGGCAGTGCTATCCAGCGGTCTTGATGTAGATCAGGTTCAAGTATGACACAGACCAAATACATTCAAGGTGCTGGTGGTGGCGGCGGTAAAGGTGGTGGTGGCAGTCGCACACCTACCGAGGCAGATGACAGTCTGCAGTCGATTCAGTTTGCCAATGTTCTGGATTTAATTAGCGAAGGAGAGATTCAAGGTTTAGACGACGGCAACAAAAGCATTTTTCTTGACGACACACCAGTTCAAAACGCAGATGGCAGTAATAATTTTTCTGGCTACACCGTTATTACGCGCAACGGCACTCAAGGGCAAACTCACATTCCTGGCGATTTTGGATCAACCCAAGTCGAAAGGGTAGTTAATGTTGAAGTTACTAACGGAACTCCTGTAACTCGTAGTGTCACCGGGACGAATGTTGATCGTCTTCGCGTAACGCTGACTATTCCTAGCCTTCAAAAAATCGAAGACGATGGAGACGTTGTTGGCAATAGCGTAGAAATCAAGATTCAAATTTCATATAACGGGGGCACTTTTGCCGACGTTCTTCCTGGCGGGTCTGACACTATTACCGGCAAAAGCAGCAACCGTTATCAGCGTGACTACATGATTACGTTGAGCAGCAGCACGAACGTACAAGTTCGTGTACTTAGAGTGAGCGCCAATGGAACAAGCAAGATTCAAGGTGCTACTTTCTTTCAGAGCTTTACTGAAATTGTTGACGAGAAGCTTAGTTATCCAAACTCTGCTTTAGTTGCACTTCGCTTTGATTCTCGCGAGTTTAACAGCATCCCAACTCGCAAGTATTTGATTCGTGGGATCAAGGTCAAGATTCCAAGTAACGCAACAGTAGACACCACCACACACCTAGGACGGATTACATATTCCGGCGTTTGGGACGGTACATTCCAAGCGGCAACATGGACAAACGATCCAGCTTGGTGTCTGTATGACCTGTTGATTTCAGATCGCTATGGCGCGGGTATTCCTGAAGACACACTCGACAAGTATGACTTCTTTTCTGCAAGCCAATACTGCAACGCTCTTGTTGATGACGGCAAAGCTGGCCAGGAGCCACGTTTTAGCCTCAACATGCTGATCAATAGTCGCGATGAGGTTTATAACGTCATACAAGAAATGACAGCCATTTTTAGAGGCATTGCTTACTACAGCGCAGGTTCTTTAGTGCTCAACCAAGACAAGCCAACCGACTCAAGTTATGCACTTGGCCCATCAAACGTAATCGACGGGCTGTTTACATACACTGGAACGTCCCAAAAAGCTCGCCATACCGTTGCAACTGTTGCATACCAGAACTACGACACACAAGGCGACACAGAGTTTGAATACGTTGAGGACCATGATGCTGTAGCCAAGCACGGCATCATCAACAAGGACATCAAAGCTGTTGGTTGTTACAGCCAAGGTCAGGCGCACAGAATCGGCAAATGGACCTTGTTGTCAGAGCAGAATTTGACCGAGACTTGTCAGTTTTCTGTTGGCATTGAAAGCGGCATTATTGTTCGCCCTGGCCAAGTTGTTGATATTGCAGACCCTGTAAGAGCTGGTGTTCGTCGCAGCGGTCGTGTCCGCTCTGCTACAGCAACTCAGCTGACTGTTGACAACAGTACAAACTTGTCAGGCAGCTTGGCCACAAGTACGAACGATCCAAAGGTAACAGTCATGTTGCCAAGCGGTATTGCTGAAGTCCGAGACATCCCTGCGGGTGGTATTCAACCACAGGCCAACGGGACGGCAACGATTGACGTGACAGCTGCATTTAGTCAGACACCGACGGCTGGCGCAGTGTTTTTAGTGCAAACATCAGATCTTCAGTCTCAGCAATTCAGGGTTCTTTCTGTTACTGAAACAGAGGATGGTGTTTATGGCGTGAGCGCAGCCGCCTACAACGCTTCAATTTACGACGCAGTTGAAAAAGACACTCAGCTGACTACGCGAGATATTACTAATCTTTCGGCAATACCAAATGCAGTTACCGCGATTGCGGTAGATGAGTTTCTTTACGAGACAGGTCAGGGTGTGTTTGTTGGCGCGTCAATTAGCTGGCAACATGATCGCGTTAATGTCAGTGAATTTCGTGTTCAATATCGTGTTGATAATGACAATTTTGAGACACTAACTACTGCATCGCCGTCGATTACTATCCGCGATATTCGAGCGGGCAGCCTTCAAGTGCAGGTGCAGGCCAGAAACTACTTAAATCGCGGCAGTCAAATTACAACTAGCACATTTACCCTCCAAGGCAAAACCGCTCCGCCGCAGCTAATTACAACTCTTTCTGATCCTAATTACATCAATTTTGACATGATCCCGGTCAACGGGCAGGCCAAGTTGACTTGGCGTCAATCTCTTGACCTTGACGTGCGGAATGGCGGTCACGTCAGGCTGCGCCATTCACCCAATACCTCTAACGTCACTTGGAGCAACTCAACCAGCATCTCCGAGGAGATCGCAGGTTCGGCAACAGAAGCCTACGCAGACCTGAAGTCTGGAACGTATTCAATGAAGTTCATCGACTCTGGCGGTCGTGAAAGTCAAAATTTTGCGTTGATTGAGTACACCAAGCCTGACCTTGAAAGCAGTGAAGAGGTTTCAGCCTTGTCGGCCACAGAAGATCCAACGTTCCCAGGCACCAAGACAAATCTTTTTGTAGATAGCACAGATCAAGAGCTGGAGATGGCAGCGAATGGCGCTGTGTTGCACACGACTGGTGAGTATGAGTTCAATGGGAATCCATTTACGCTGAGCAAAGTTGGAAGCTTGAAGCTCGAAAGCACAATACGCGCCCGCTCGTCCTTTCCTAACGCCAGTCGGCTGGACAGCGTTGCCGATTTTGATGCCATTGCTGATTTTGATGGCACGACGCCGACGACTTGTGACGTCAAGATGTATGTGCGAACCACTGAAGATGACCCTTCAGGTTCTCCAACTTGGACCTCTTGGCGTCATTTCAATAATGCAGAGATTAAGTGCCGTGCCTTTGAGTTAAAAGCTGAGTTCGAGACAAACGACAACACCGCGCAAATTTCTGTTGACCAGCTGCGCGTCAGGGCATTGATGCCTTACCGCACCTTGTCTGGCACGGTGACGACCAGCACCAGCGCTAACGTGTCTGTGGCTTTTGGAACGGGCAATGGGTTCTATGTAGATCCGTCTGTCGGCATCATCTTCAATGCCCAAGCCACTGGCGAGTTCTACAAGATTGAGAATCTCTCCGCTACCGGATTTGAGGTGTCGGTTTATGATGCAAGTGCGAACCCCGCTCGTGTATCACGAACGGTGCGTTGGAACGCTGTCGGACACGGTAAGGGCTAATGGCACAAGCTGACGCACAAATCCAAAACGACAACGGCTCAAACGTCCGTGCTGACCTGAACAACAACTTTGACGCGCTGTTCAGCAACAACTCTGGATCGTCTGAGCCGTCAGTCACCACAGCGTTTATGTGGTTTGCCGATTCGGCAAACGATGCGTTGAAGATCCGCAATGCTGCGGACTCTGCGTTTATCACCGTTGGCACGCTGTCCGAGACCAATCTCGGCCTAGCGCTTAAGGCAAGTCCTGCGTTTACCGGCAATGTCACGATCCCTGCTGGCACGGTCAGCAGTTTGCCGCTTAGTTTCACAGGCGATACAGACACTGGTTTCTTTAAAAATAGTGCTAATGAATTCAGCATCGTTACTGGTGGAACCCGCCGTGCTCACTTCGACAGCAACGGCATCACCATTCGTGACCGCAAAGCACTGAGGTTTAGGGACAGCAGCAACAGCAACTTTGTTGCTGTACGCGCTCCAGCCAATTCGGCTGCTGACATCACGCTGACGCTGCCTGCTAGTGATGGCAACGCTAATGACGTGCTGCAAACAGATGGCAGCGGAAACCTAAGTTTTACCGCTTTGCCAGCGGCTGTACCGACTGGATCGGTCCACATGATGGCAGCTAATACTGTGCCAAGCGGTTATTTAAAATGCAATGGACAGGCAGTCAGTAGGACAACATTTGCTGCTTTGTTCCTAATCATTGGCACAACTTACGGCGCTGGTGATGGCAGCAGCACGTTTAACGTTCCAGACCTCCGCGGTGAGTTTGTGCGAGGCTGGGACGATGGCCGTGGCGTAGATGCTGGACGTGGTTTTGACAAAAACGTTCAGGCCAGTCAAAACGCCCAGCACAATCACATTGCTACAGCTACTACAAGCATCAGCCCGTCAGCGCACAATCACCTATTCCCTGGCGATGACGCGATTGGTGCTGCCGCTAACAATGCAGGCGGATGGACAGATCGTGCAGTTGCTTCATTTACTTACGACGCAAGTAGCTCTAATTCCGGAACATCTTATATCCGCAGGACTACCGATCAAACCCTTACGGCTAGCACCTCTGTAAGTGTGGCCAATGATGGGTCTACAGACGGGTCAAGACCGCGTAACGTTGTTTTGTTGTACGTCATTAAAACGTAAAGCGCTATGGCCAATATCAAGCTGACCGAGTTGGATCCAATCACAGCGTTGGATGGTAGCGACCTGCTGGTTGCTGTTGACGTAAGCGCGGACGAAACACATAAGATCACAGCGACCAACCTGTTCCGCACGTTGCCTGATGGAACGGCAGCCGCGCCCTCACTGAGTTTCGCCTCGGACGCTGGAAACGGAGTATTCCTTGCTGGCACGGATACTGTCGGGATTAGCACTGGTGGAACGCAGCGCGTCACGGTTGATAACAATGGCAACGTAAATATCAAAGAATTTTCGCCTAGAACTGCCGCTGCCCTTACGGTTGGCTCAACTGGCTTTACTTCTTACTTTGCCGCTACTTCAACTGGCACGGGTAACATCCCGATGATTGTTGAGCGGCATAGTGATAATGGTATCGCTATTGAGCTTAAAAGAAACACTACAGTCGTCGGCAATATTGCTGTTACTGCGTCTAACACTGCATATAACACTTCATCTGATTATCGACTTAAGGAAAACATTGTTGATTTAGATGGTGCGATCAACCGTGTTAAACAGCTACAGCCACGTCGTTTTAATTTTATTGCTGATGCCGAAAGAACAGTTGACGGCTTTGTGGCGCATGAGGCGGCTGCAGTTGTTCCAGAGGCTGTCACTGGCACGCACAACCAAGTTCAAGTCTGGGGAGAAAATGATGAGTTGCCCGACGGCGTGAGCGTTGGTGACAACAAACTAGATGAACACGGAAACACTATTCCGGTTTACCAGGGCATCGACCAAGCCAAGTTGGTTCCACTGTTAACCGCTGCGTTGCAAGAAGCAATCTCTGAAATCGAAACGTTAAAGACTAAAATGGCTGCATTGGAGGCCGCCTGATGGCTATTCAACCTGGGACTTACAACATCACGCTACAGCGCAGAGCTGATTACAGCGTGCTGCTGCAATTCAAAGACAGCAGCAATGCTGTGATTGATCTGAGTGGCTATACGGTTTACGCGCAGGTTTGGGACGCTGCCCGCGGGACTAAATACGCAGATTTTGCTGTTGCTTATACCAATCGAACCAATGGTCAAGTGACTATCAGCTTGACCGACACTCAAACGACTACTTTTTCCGATGAGGTGCAGTACGACGTTCTGCTTGAGAATGCGAGCGGTCTTCGCGAGTATTACTTGGAAGGCAAAATCACCGTAAGCCAAGGCTATACCGCTCCATGACGACAGTAAACGTCACTACAACCAAGAACACGGTCAGTGTCACTGAGCAAGGCGCAACCACTGTGGTTGAGACGCCTGTGACATCAGTGGTTACGGCCACAACTGTTGGCCCTCAAGGCCCTAAGGGAATCTCTCTCGATGATTCCGCTAAAGTAGATAACAGCATCGTCTACTACGACTCGTCGTCTGGCGAGTTCAAGGCGGACGCAACTTGGACCATCCAAACACTCGTCACTGGGGGCAACTTCTAAGCCATGGCAAACGTCATCAGGATCAAGAAGAGAAGTGCCTCAGGCGCGGCTGGTGCTCCATCCGCTCTCGCCCCAAGTGAGCTGGCATTCAACGAAAATAGTGGCGACTTAAAGCTGTATTACGGCTTAGGTGATGACGGTAATGGCGAGGCCACTTCAATTATCACTGTTGGTGGGTCAGGAGCTTTTTTCAGCAAAACTGACGCAAGAGCCGCAAACAGAGTGCTGGCTGGACCTACTACCGGTTCAGACGCAAACCCAACGTTCCGCGCTTTAGTTGCTGCTGATATTCCCAGCATTGCCCACACCAAGATCAGTGACTTTGACACTGGGGTTCGGACTAACCGTCTTGATCAAATGTCTGCCCCAACGGGCAACGTTGACATCAACTCAAACGAGCTGACCAATGTTTCTGACCCCACGTCGGCACAATCAGCTGCGACGAAGGCTTACGTCGATGCGGTCAAAACTGGTCTTGACGTAAAAGACTCTGTAAAAGTCGCCACTACGGCAAACATCACACTGTCTGGCACGCAAACCATTGACGGTGTTGCCGTTTCTGCTGACGAGCGCGTGCTCGTTAAGAACCAGTCGACTGGTTCAGAAAACGGCATTTACGACTGCAAGGCTGGCACTTGGGCTCGGTCCAGTGACTTTGATGCCAACTCTGAAGTCACATCTGGTGCGTTTGTTTTTGTTGAGCAAGGCACAGCGAACGCAGACTCAGGTTTTGTGCTGACAACTGACGGTTCAATCACCGTTGGCACTACCGCACTGAGTTTTACTCAGTTCTCCGGTGCTGGGCAAATTACTGCAGGTGATGGCCTGCAAAAGTCTGGCAACACCCTGTCTGCTGACATCAAAGCAAACGGCGGCATCGTTATTGAGAACGCCGAATTGGCTGTGAAGCTGGATGCAACCAGCATCACTGGCACTCTTGCTATTTCTGATGGCGGGACTGGCGCAACATCTGCATCTGCTGCACGAACCAATCTTGGGGTAGCAATTGGCAGTGATGTTCAGGCATACGATGCCCAGCTGGCCGATGTTGCTGGCCTAACTCCTGGAGACGGGAAGTTTATCGTCGGCGATGGTTCTAACTTCGTTGTCGAAAGTGGCTCTACGGCCAGAGCCTCTCTTGGGCTGACGATTGGCACAGACGTTCAAGCGTATGACGCTCAACTTGCTGATGTAGCCGGCTTATCCGTCACTGACGGTGGCTTCATTGTTGGTGATGGCAGCAATTTTGTACTGGAGACTGGCGCTACTGCACGAGCAAGTCTTGGCGTTGCGATTGGCAGTGATGTTCAGGCATATGACGCACAGCTGGACACTTTTGCTGGAGCAAGTTCTGCAACAGCAACCGCTTTAGTCGCACTTACATCTACTGAGGTTGCGATCCTTGACGGAGCTACGGTCACCACCGCTGAGTTAAATCTGCTGGATGGCGTTACATCTACCACCGCAGAGCTGAACCTGCTGGACGGGGTAACTGCAACCACAACAGAGTTGAACCTGTTGGACGGTGGAACGTCAGCAACTTCAACTACTCTTGCCGCAGCTGATCGCTTGATCGTTAATGACGCAGGCACGATGAAGCAGGTGGCACTCTCTGATCTTGTGACCTTCATCGCCGACGGGGCAACAAGCTCTTACGTCGTCGATGGCGGCACCTACTGATCGAGGTAGCAAATGTCGAACACAATTAAGCACAAGCGCGGCAGCGGTTCAAACCCTTCTGCCTCTGATCTGGTTGCAGGCGAAATCGCCATTAGAACTGATACTGGCGTTCTGTTCACCAAAAAAGACGACAACTCAGTAGTTTCTATTTCTGGTGGCTCTACAAACCTAGGGGTTTCAACAACCTCAAGCGCGGTCACTGTTACTAGCAGCACCGGCAACAACGCAACAATTAGCGAGGCCACTGGGAGTGCCGCTGGTGTGATGTCTACGGCACATCACGACAAACTGGATGGCATCGAAGCAAACGCAACTGCTGATCAAAGCGCTAGCGAGATTCTCACGGCCATCAAGACTGTTGATGGTACGGGCTCTGGTTTAGACGCTGACACGCTTGACGGCGTTCAGGGATCCAGCTTCTTGCGTAGCGATGCTGCTGACACCAAAAGTTCAGGTGATCTTTCCTTTAGTGACAACGTCAAGGCGGTATTTGGCGGAGGCAGCGACTTACAGATTTATCACGATGGAAACAATAGCTATATCAAAGATGATGGCAGTGGTAATTTAATTATTAACGCCACCAATTTAAGTGTTAAAAACGCGGCAAATAATGCAAATTACTTTAATGCAACTGATGGCGGAGCGTTCACTGCTTACCACAATAACGTTTACAAATTTCAGACTAAATCAGACGGTGTAAACGTCGTTGGCGAGGTTCAGTGTGACTCGCTTGATGTTGATGGCAGCGCTGACATTACCGGAAATGTTGTTCTACATAATCATTTAGACCTTGGCGACAACAATAACATCCGCATTGGCGCTGGAGATGACCTGCAGATTTTTCATGACGGCAGCAACAGTGTCATTAGGGAGAATGGTACTGGTGCGTTGACCATTCAATCAAACGGCGGGGAAATTGCTGTATTTGACTTCGCTAATTCCCAAAATATGGGAAGATTTATTACTGCTGGCGCAGTTGAGCTTTATCACAACGGCGCAAAAAAATTAGAAACCAGCTCTTCTGGTATTAGCGTAACTGGCAACGTCGTCGTTTCCGGTACTGTTGATGGTCGTGATGTTGCATCTGACGGTTCAAAATTAGATGGCATTGCGGCAGGTGCTCAGGTAAACGTTGGTACGAACCTCTCTAGGACAACTACAGCCAGTGCTAACACGATCGTTAGTTCTACTGGTAACAACGTCACTCTGACTGAGGCAACAAACTCAGCAGCAGGCTTGATGACTACAGCTCATCACAGCAAACTTGATGGTATTGAATCTGGCGCGACAGCAGATCAAAGTGCCAGCGAAATCCTGACAGCAATCAAAACTGTTGACGGCGCAAGTTCTGGTTTAGACGCCGACTTGCTTGATGGGCAGCATGGATCGCATTATCTGAACTACAACAATTTCACCAATACACCAACAATTCCAACAAACAATAATCAGCTAACTAATGGCGCTGGTTATATCACCGCAACGCTAACAAACGAACAGGTCCAAGATATTGTTGGTGCAATGCTCAGTGGCAACACTGAGTCAGGTATTACGGTCACTTACCAAGATGGTGATGGAACAATCGATTTCTCGGTTGCCTCTCAAACAGACAACAATTTCACGACAACCTTAAAAAACAAACTCGACGGCATTGAATCTGGCGCAACTGCTGATCAAAGCGCCTCTGAGATTCTTACTCTAATTAAAACTGTCGACGGCTCTGGCTCGGGTCTAGACGCTGACACTGTTGATGGCATCAACAGTGCCTCTTTCCTCCGTAGTGATACAGCTGACACAGCATCCGGGGACATTTTGTTTTCCGGTGGTGCTGGTGCGGTAAGCATCAATGCCCACAGTGATATTCGGCTTTCAAATGGTAACTGGACTGGGAATCATGCAGGCAAGATTCAGCACCACGGCAACTGGCTGTATATTCAAGGTGGGAGCAATGGAATTGTTTTAAGAAGCGGCCCGGGAACAGACAGGGCTTATGTCGACAGTAGTGGTAACTTCAAGCCTGCAGCAAACAACTCTTACGATTTAGGCACAAGCTCTAATCAGTGGCGCGACGGTTACTTTGATGGGACCGTAAATGCAGACGGTTTAGACATTGACGGCAATGGTGATATTTCAGGAAGTCTTACGCTCCACGGGAACTTAGACCTGCAAGATAGTGACACAATTTTGCTTGGCACTGGCGATGATTTACAGATTTACCACAACGCTTCCGATAGCTACATAACCAATGCAACTGGAGAACTTGTTGTTATAAATTACGCCAATGATGAAGACATAGTCCTTGCCACTGATAACGGCTCTGGTGGCATAATTGATTACGTTCGCTGCGATGGTAGCGTTGGAGAAGTCAAGCTTTATTATTATGGATCTCAAAAATTTAATACCAAATCAGACGGCGTAAATGTTGTCGGCGAGTGTGAGTGCGACAGCTTGGATGTTGATGGCAATGCTGACATTGCGGGCAACATTACTCTTAGCGCATCAAACCCAACGCTTACATTTAGCGGCGGATGCAACATAAATTCCCCATCGGCTAACAATTTAGATTTCCTGACCAATGGAACGGACAGGATGAGAATCACCCCCAGCGGTGACGTCCGAATCAGAAACTTCACACCCAGAATTGGTGCGTCCATCTCGTCAGTTTCTAGTAATTTCAGCGCCTATTTTGCTGCGCAAGGAACTGGCGGCGGCAATCTTCCAGTGATTGTCGAGCGTTACAATGACAATGGTGTCGCGATTGAATTTAAGAGAAACAACGCTGTTGTCGGCAACATCAACGTTACTCCAACAACGACTAATTATGTAACCTCCTCTGATTATCGTCTTAAAGAAAATGTTGTTGACCTTGATGACGCAATCACTCGCGTAAAACAGCTTGCTCCTAAGCGTTTTAATTTTACGGTTGAACCTGACGTCACAGTCGATGGCTTCCTTGCGCATGAAGCGCAAACAGTCGTGCCAGAGGCTGTAACAGGCACACATAACGAGGTTCAAGTATGGGACGCAAATGATCAAGGCAATGGCGATTTACCTGATGGTGTCAGTGTTGGCGATAACAAGCTGGACGAGGATGGCAACACCATCCCGGTCTACCAAGGGATTGACCAAGCCAAACTGGTTCCCCTGCTGACCGCTGCGCTGCAGGAAGCCATCACTAAAATTGAAACGCTTGAGGCCAAAGTGGCCGCACTGGAAAGCGCTTGATGCAACGACCTGATCCCATGATTGCCGCTAAACCTGGAGCGGAAGACGTGCAAGCTATGGCCGCTCGGACGCTATGGCTCGAAGAGTTGTACTTCCTTGATGGTCGCGACCAAGTGTCACACCCTCAATATGGTCTGTTTACAGGTCTGGCTCTGAAATATCAGAACCTGACTTCAACTGACGGCATCTGATGGCTAAATCAATCAGCGGGCAAAATTTTGTCCCTAGCAAGCCCAAAAAGACTCGTCAAGGGGATGGATCACATTCAAAACCGTCCCATGGACGAAAGAAGTATCGTGGCCAGGGAAAACGCTAATTCTTCCAATGATCAAGCGTCTTGTTTTTGGTGTAGCCGCTGGCGCACTTGCCTTGGCTCCCCTCTCTGCCCGCGCAGATTGGT